AGCCACGTCGATTGGCGGGGGGGCAACCGGGGAGGGCGGGGACATACTCGTGGTGGATGACCCGCACAAGGTGATCGAGGCGGAGAGCGAGGCCAAGAGGAAGGAGGTAATCGACTGCTGGGACCACGAGCTGAGCGACCGCTGCAGCGACCCCAAGACCTTTGCGCGCATAGTTATAATGCAGCGCTCCCACGAGATGGACCTGGCCGGGCACATACTGGCCAAGGGGGGATTCGTGCACCTCAAGCTTCCGATGGAGTTCGACAGCAAAAAGCGGTGCGTGACGTCCATCGGATGGGTCGACCCGAGGGAACAGGAAGGGGAGCTGCTGTGGCCGGAGAGGTTTGGACCGTACGAGGTTGTGCAGCTGAAGAAGGACTTCGGCAGCTTCATGTCGGCGGCTAAGTTACAGCAGGAACCGGCACCAGCGGGGGGAAACGTAGTTGATCCCGCCTGGTGGAAATATTACAAGGAAATTCCGGCGAACATCCAAAAATATACGCAGTCCTGGGATTTATCGTTCGACGTCACCGATACCTCTAGCTTCGTGGTCGGCCAGGTATGGGGCCTAATCGGGGCGAACAAGTACCTGCTGGACCAGGTGCGAATCCGAACGGCGTTCACCGGACAACTGGCACTAGTGAAGGCCCTTTCGGTCAAGTGGCCACACACCACGCACAAGTGGGTAGAGAAGAAGGCAAACGGGGCCGCTCTGCTGAACGTACTCACCACGGAGGTAGAGGGATTGATACCCATAGAGCCCAGGGGGTCGAAGGAGATGAGGGCCATGGCCGTCTCACCGCAGATTGAGTCCGGAAACGTGTGGCTCCCGGACCCGTCCATAGCGCCGTGGATTGGGGACTTCGTGACGGAGTGGACCATGTTTCCGAACGGAGCCAACGACGACCAGGTCGACGCGTGCAGTCAATCACTCATGATGCTCAAATTGATGCAGCCCTTGTTGTGTGTTCCATTGGGAATGACTGGAACGAGCAAATGGCGTTGAGTCAAGGAAAGTATACATATTGGACACTTCCGGAATTGAATTTGTATTATTTAGGATTTATCATTGAAGAATGACGAGAGAAGAACAAAGACAAAAATTGGTTGGAATGAAGTTTGGGCGCTTAACTGTGATTCGATACACGCAGTCTGAGCCAAGGCAAGGGCCGTGTTATCTCTGCCGCTGTGAATGTGGTAACGAAAAAGAGATCAGAGGTTCCTCACTTACTCATGGGGCAACCGAGTCATGCGGTTGTATCCAGCGTGAACATGCGAAATCTGGGTGGGCCCATTACCAGGGAAATGGTAAACCGCATGGAAAAACAGGAACGCAGATATACCGTTGTTGGGAAGATTTGATGTCCCGTTGCTACAATAAGAATTCAGTGGCTTACAAATACTATGGTGCTAAAGAAATACAAACTCCAAATCACTGGAAACACTTTGATGGTTTCTACAAGGACATGGGGGATCCACCGACTGAAAAACATACTATCGACAGGATCGAGGGTTCCAAGGGATACTCTAAGGAGAACTGTCGTTGGGCAACCCGAATGGAGCAAGCCCACAATACGAAAGCCAACGTGAATATTACTTATCGTGGACAGACCCATTGCCGGGCAGAATGGGCCAGACGGATTGGAATAAGCGACGACGCATTGAAGTGGAGACTTAAGCATGGGTGGTCAAAGGAAAAGTCCTTCTCTACCAAGCCACACGAACAATGGACTAACCAGTATGGGAGCGGATTGACATCCGAGGGCCATAATGAATAATCTTAAGGAAAATGAGAAAGTAATCATAGACTTCAGGGATATTGGCGCCACGGGGCTGAAAAGGTTTTCTGGATTTATTTTCGAGGAATTTCTCCAGGAGTTAATCTCCTGGCGCGGGATGCAGGTATACAAGGAGATGTCCCTGAACGACCCAGTGGTCGCCTCGATGCTCTTCGCGGTGAAGATGCTGTGCAGGAGGGTGAGCTGGAGGGTGAAGCCAGCATCAAACAACCAACTGGACCTGGAGGCCGCGGAGTTTCTTGAGAGCTGTATGCACGACATGAGCCAGCCCTGGCTCGACACGGTGGACGAGGAGTTGTCGATGCTTACCTACGGGCACTCGGCGCACGAGATCTGCTACAAGAGAAGATGCGGTGAATCGCTTGATCCAACGATGCGCTCCAAGCACAAGGACGGCCGGATCAGCTGGAGGAAGTTGCCCATCAGAAGCCAGGACACTCTTTACAGGTGGCAGTTCGACGACCACGGAGGGATACAGGGAGTCGAGCAACTAGCTCCCCCGCACTACTACCACGTCACGATTCCAATTGAGAAACTGCTGCTGTTCAGGACCACTACGCACAAGAATAACCCGCAGGGGCAGAGCAGCCTGCGCGGAGCGTACCGCTGCTGGTATATGAAAAAAAACATTGAGAATATCGAGGGTATTGGTATCGAGCGGGACCTGGCGGGGTTGCCCGTCGCATATGTCCCGCCAGAGTTGCTGAGCAAGAACGCGAGTCAGGACCAGAAGGACGCGCTCGCGGCGATCAAGGAACTTGTGATCAACATCAGGAGGGACGCGCAGGAGGGTATCGTGTTCCCACTCGCGTACGACCCGTCATCACAGAAGCCTATATACGACCTAAAGCTACTATCCACCGGCGGGACCCGCCAGTTCGACACCAACCAGATCATTCAGCGGTACGACCAGAGAATCGCGATGGTGATGCTCGCTGATTTTATTCTGCTGGGACACGAGAAGGTGGGCAGCTTTGCCCTATCGTCGTCGAAGACGAATATCTTCTCGGTGGCGATAGGCGCGTTCCTGGACATGATTACAGAGGTCAAAAACAGGTTTGCTGTGCCCAGACTCTTCAAGCTCAACGACTTCCCGATCTCGGACTACCCACAGCTCACCCACGGCGACGTCGAGCAGGTGGATCTAAAAGAGCTTGGGGACTACGTCAGCAAGCTCGCCGGTTCAGGATATCCACTATTCCCGAACCCGGATCTGGAGAGGTACTTAATGAAGGTTGCCAATCTCCCGGAGCCGCCGGAGGAGATGATCAACGAGGAGATGCAGGTTGCACCGACCGAGGAGGGATATAGGGAGGTGGTGGAGATCCCGGGCCTGCCGGTACAGACCCCCACGGGGGGCAGCACGATAAAGGACACGACCCCGGTGAACGGGGCGCCAATACCGGAGAGGGTGGTGACCAACGTGTCCGGGAACACCGAGAGTAACTCATCCATGGACAGCGCGCAGAGGACCGCGGAGACAATACGGGCGCAGCAGACCATGAGGCACTGGTGAGCTGCGTTTGTGACAGCATAGATAGGATAAAGAGGGACCCGGCGTGGCAGCAGATGACCGAGGAGGACAAGGTGCGGGTAGCGTGGATAGTCGGGTTCAACTGGGCCAAGGCGATAATTATCAGGGACCTGGAGAGCCAGGGGAAGCACCTCTCCGCCGAGGAGGTACGCAGGGTAAGCGTTGATGGGGGCACAATACATTGATCAGATTTCTCACAAAGGAACGCGTTGAGAAGGCGGCTGGCCCGAGAAAGCCGTGGGCCAAGACACGTTCCCCAGCCAGACTCCTCTCTCTCGGCCGCCATATAGGGGGAGCGATCCAGTCCGATTTATTCAGGGGAATAAGCAAGTTCAAGAGAAGAATTGACCCGCAGGCGGTCTACGAGGCGTGGTTAGGCAAGAAGTACGAGAACATATATGGACTCATTCCGTGGAGTAATCTGCCGGCAGACCTCGGTCCGTACCAGGACGCGGTGGGTGATGCAATCGGCGCTTCGACAGGGTTTGCATTGGAGAGTCTGCCAGCCCCGATAAAGTCAAACCTCAGGTACGACGCGGACAACCCGAGGATTAAGGGTTATCTTGATAAGCGGGCCGGGCATTTGATCACCGGAATACACGAGGATATCCAGCACTATATAGGGTCGCTCATAGCCAGGCAGTTCGACGAGGCGCTGACCCCCAGGAGGGTCGCTGACATGATGCGCCCAATGATCGGTCTTTATCCAAAACAGGTCACAGCCTTGCAGAACTACCGGATCGGCCTTGAGAAGCAGGGGATTGTCGGGGGGCGCCTTGAGGGACTAGTGGGGAAGTACGAGGAGCGGCTACTGACCTACCGCAC